ACGCTTGAAGGGAATATGTCTGCTTGTCCGGCAGATTGGATTATCAAGGGCGTAAACAATGAGTTCTATCCCTGCAAACCTGATATATTTGAAAAGACATACGAATTGGTTTAATAATTTACAACCCTAAACAACGAGGAAGGGGAGAGATGAAATGGGATTAAGAAATATTATTCGTTACGCCGGGGGCCGGAGATTTGCCGCGGATCTGCGCAGAAAAACTAAGGTTTGCGTGATCTGCAAAAACCTATTCAACCCCAAAAGCAAGGAACGGACGTGCTGGCACATGACATGCAAGCTCGCGTACCGGCGTTGGCGCGACCGGCTGAACATGCGTAAGTGGCGCATAGCGCAGCGGAAGCTTAAAAAGAAGGCCCTTCTTCAAAAGAATAGGATTATGAGTGCCAAAAGTATTGTTAAGCTTATCAAAAGCTGAATTATCGGTTTAAATATTCCGTTCATTTAAGATCTCCCGGGATCCGCTCATACTTCCTTCTAAGCAATAGAATGGTTTCCTGATCCCTTTTTTTGATATATTCCCCTATTTTGCGTTCCGCTTCTTCCGCAGTCCAGCCATTTTCTTTGATTATGGCCAAAAATTCGGCCGAAATACGCCCGTCCAGCCCTTTGACCTTCCTATCCCACCGCCAAATGCGCTCCAGGCGCAAGCTAAGGCCCGGCTTTTCGATTGTTTTGTTATTCATAGCTATCTTCCCCTTTCTCTTCCCTGAACCTCTTAAAAGAGTTAAAAATGAGCTGTTTGTAGAATTCCCGGACCCCCATTAGAAAAACAAGCTTCAAAACATCGTCCCGGGACGTTCCGCTCTTCAGGGCAAGGAGAACAGACCTCAGCTTCAGTGCCTCTTCCCCGGAAAGGTTAAAAAGCACCAGCTCTCGGATCTCTTCCGGCTTGATTTTGCCTGACCGGAGCGCGGATAGCTGACTTAAAAGCTCTTGCGACTGTTTGAAAAACTCTTCCATTTCTTTTTCGCCCATAACACGCCCCCTTGTTTCAATCGTTCGCGCTGATATATGTCCAGTAACGCCCCTCGCCATTGGTGTAAAGCCTCTTCTTTCGCGCGCCGGGCGTTCCGCTGGGCCCGGGATTCAACGATCTTTGGCTGCGCCAGCTCTGCCAGGTATTTCAACTGCCATATTGTCATATCCCAAATAAGTTTTTCAATATAAAATGTAAACATTTATTCCCCCTTCTAAAATTTTTGAACAAACTTTCCCTTCAATTCTCCGTTTTCAAAATAGAGACCGACTTTCTTTAGACCCGTCTTTTCTTTACGTGCTTTAATGGACTTGGTTATCCCTACATAAAAGGATAATAGACTGATCGTTAAAAACACTCCGGCCAGCAGACTTCTTTCGGCATATTGCTTATAATGGTTATCTGAGCTCGCGCGATCCTTTATTGCCTGATCCCCATATTCCAAAGCATTTAAACGATCTTTATCCCGCCAACTCCGGAAATACATCTGCCAATAAACCCCGAAATTAAAATCATTATTGCTCGCATTGACCGAATAAAGCCTCGCTTCCTCAATCTGTCTATCCGCTTGCGACGTTTGATCCATGTACAGAAAAGCCGCAATTACTCCAACCGTATAATAAAATCCCGCGTCGCTTTCTCCCAGCTTTACGCTTTCCGCAAAACCCATATTCGCGCACAACCCCAAAACAATCAAAACTGCAACTATCTTTTTCATTTTAACCACCCCCTTTTAAAATCTATAAACATACGCCATAACCAAAACCCCAGCCATTCCACCTGCTATCATGCGCCGGCCTCTTTGGTTCTGCTCTTCCGGCTTAGCCTTATCCTGAAGCATTGCCCCCTGAACAGCCAGCGCAATAAACGATATTGTCAACGCCAGCCCTGCCGTGTTTTTGAGTGTCCAGCGCGAATATGCCTGAGCATTCCCAAACGTCAAAATCAAAATAACCACTGCAATTAAAAGCTTCTTCATGTTAATCACGCCCCTTTTGTTTTATATTTTCTCATCAACATAATCGCCGACTGCACTGTTCGCAACTTCTTCGTTGTCATTTTACCCATTTTCGCTTTGTAGCGCGCCAAATTGGTGAAGCCAAACAATTTCAGAAGATCCAAAATACCATGTTCAAGCTCTTTCCTATTCATTTTAGCACCTCTCTTTAACGCCAGCCCACTCCAACAAAAGAACGTCATCTTTATCAATATACTTTGCTAAACTCTGCAGCTGTGCTATTTCGCCATAACTGATCCGCTCGTTTACTATTTCGTTCCTTAGGTACTCTAATTCGGTTTTTATATATCTTTCCACCACACTATAAGCGTAACCATTATAAATAGCCTTCATCCAGCAATAACGTTTATTCTTCGCTAAAAAATACTGCCCGTTTTCCAGTTTTAAATACTTAAATTCTTCCAAACCTCTTAAATTTATTTTCAGTATCATGATAGCACCTCTCTTTAATTTATTCGTACAGCTCCGCTATGTCTTCCGCTTCTTCCTCGGGATATTCCAGCTCGTCAACAAGGAACTGGCGCACCGAATCTTCTTTCCATATTGCGTAAATCATGATTATTTCACCCCCTTGTTTAAAATTTCACTTTCAACCTGCGCCTTTTTTAGTATGCCAGCCATGATACAACCCCTTTCCCCCAACTCTTTATTTCAACAGCTTTATGCGCACATCGTTTTTGTTCATTGACAATACTGCGCTGTCAAAATCAATTTTCTTTTTCATTTTGTCCCCCCACACGTATATAATCAGTTATATATCTATTGTATCCAGTCCAGTATTCCCTCGAGTTAGGTTTGATTCCGTGCTGTTTTAACCATGTAAAATCGTCGGGTGGCATATCAACCGTCGATCCGAGCATTCCGGCGATATCGACAACCTCTGCCGAGGGGCAGTTATGTGCGTACAAATACCCTGCGTCCCAACTATCCTCCGGCAAACAACCGGCTAATTCCGCCCTGTCCCACTCTGCGATGTGTTTCCCTGTTTTCGTTTTCATCGGATCATCCCTGGGTGCCCGCCTTGCGGTCGGGTCTTATCCCTTTTTCCATTTCTTTCACCCCCTTGTCTTTTGACTTGACCAAATAAAAAAACTCAAACACTTTTAAAGTATTGAGCCGTTGATTATTTTCTTTTTGTTTATTCATTATATCACTCCGCTTGTTGTCGTTCCCTTCTTTTTTTATCTGCTGAAGTTTTGCAGAGCTTCTGTATCTGTTAAAAAGTATAGCTTATATTTGCCTTATTGTCAAGCCCTATCTTTTCCGTGGATCTTTCCATTACTCAACTGTCTTGATATTGTTAATTATAGCAGATGATTTAATCCTTGTCAAGAGCTATTTTAAAATAGTTCTTTAAAGATGATAAACATAGAAAGAATCATTATATCAGTATTTCTCATTTTACCGACGCTCTACGTTTCGTTTAAAACGATTATTATTTACCCCTCAATGGTATTGCATGGCAAAAAAACATTGTTGCGCCGTGGTTCTTTTTTATATCTTCCTTATATATAGCAAAAACATAACCGCTTTCATTGACAGCTTGACTTTATGCCACAAAATAAACTAATCAAAAGACATGGCAAAACAAAAGAGAATTGAAGATCCGCAGAACACCAAAGAAAATAAGAGAATGCGCACAAAATTCCAGCCCGGATTGACCAAACAACCCCGTGAATTGGTTTCAAAACTGAATGATGAAGAGAAACTCAAATTGACCGTTGACCGTTGCCGTGGTATATCTTTAGAAGAATTAGAAGAACGTTACGGAATTGATAGAAATACCATTCATAAGTATTTACAGGGGAACTCAGCGAGAATCCCCGAAATCAAACAAGAGCTCGCCAATCGTTGCCTCGCCGTCGCCGTTCGTGCCCAAAAGCATATTACCGACGAAAAACTAACCAAATCAACCGCCTCGCAGTTAACCACAATAGCCCGCGAAAGTGTTTACACGGGATTAATGCTGACGGGTGGTAAAATGCCCGATAATGGCTCTGTAAACATCGCAAAGCTTGTTATTGAAACTGCTAATATACTCCAGCAGACCATAAAACCAGCAGACAAGACCCCCGAAACCATACCCCAAAACACTAAAATTATTGATATTTCAACGGATACCTCAAAATGAAACAACTTAACATAATACATATTATCGGAACCAAGGAAGGAAAGCCGACGGGAAGAGGTGGAGAGGGTACCCCGAAACCGCCAGCCGTCCCGCAAAAAGGGGTAGACGGGTTCTCGCTCCGACGAGCAAAAAATAAACAGTCCCCGGGAGAGGGGGAGAGTGTCGTCGAAGAAGAGCCGCCTTTGTTTATTTGATCCTATGGAAAAACTATGGTTATAACAAACAGGGTTTATATCGCTCGGGTATGGACGGGCGATAAGATTTACACGATCTATAACGGAGAGATTCTCTCGGTATCGAAGAATCCATTCAAGAAGAAGGGTGTGCCTTATCACATTTTGAGCGATAAGAATAAGCGTACCAAACATAAACGTCTTACCGAAATTATAGAGGTTCCTCTTGAACAAGCGCGTTAAAGAGATTTCAGAAATGCCGGCAGAGCTTTTGGACGAGCGGAAGATATCGAAGCTTAGTCCTTCTGAGCAGAACGCTTTGTTGAAGAAGAACATTGAAAAGATAATTTTAAGGATTAAAGAGGATCCGTGGTTTTTCATGGTAAACTTTTGTTGGACGTTGGACACTCACGATCCTGAAAGTCCGATAAAAAAGTTTCCAAACAAGGGATATTTAGAAAAGAGTACAGAGGTATGGTTTAACAACAAAATTCTTTATATCCCGAAGAGCCGGCAGATGATGATTTCGTGGTTAATGGTGGGACTGCATTACTGGTTGGCGGCCTACCACCAGGCGCAGAACGTTTTCTTTCAAAGCAAGAAAGAGGACGACGCGGACCTTTTGTTGGACCGGGCGTGGTTTATACATTGCCACGTACCTGAATTTTTAAGAGTACCTTGCAAGCGTAGTTATTGCAACATGGCTTTCAAGGATATCCATAGCCGGATCCAGGCCGTATCGCAGAGTTCGGACGCAGTGAGATCACAAACTGCTTCAGCCATTTTGAGTGATGAGACAGCGTTCCAGCCTTACGCCAGGGACAGTTACAGTGCTGCTAAACCAACGATCGATGGCGGTGGCAGGTATACGGCTATAAGCACTCCGAATGGGAAGGAGTATTTTCACAACCGGGTCTTTGATTTGGAGTAAAAAAGCGGAAAAGTTCAATGAGTTTTTGATAAAAAACGCTCAACTGGTGCTCAAGCACTTCTTTTTAATAGCTATAAAGACTTCTTTTAAAAGCTCTCATACTGCTTTTAGTACACGGAGTTCTTTAAAAGATAGATAGGGGGTTGTTAAGGGGGGAAGAAAGAGAACCTTTCTTAAAACAAAAATTGAAAAAATGCACTAAAAAGTGATAGACGGTCTATTAAACCGCATTGATTTTACAACGTGTTTGTATTAGGATTTAATGACGTAGGCAAAAGAATTTTACAGAATTGATATTTTGAGCTAATATTGATTGATTTTTGAATGATGTTTGATAGACTGACTATCAGTATAAATTGTAAAAACATTCGATTTTAGGGGTTGGAAAGGGGTTTTGGTAGAAAGGTATAGGGTACGGGGTTTAAGCTCAGCCTGGCTAAAGGCCGGGGGGTTAGGCGTGAAATTAAAAAGGGGGTCACAAGTTATGAAAACACCTTTAACAAAAGAGAAGAAGATTTTCATGGTTATGGCGATGTGGGTTTTGGTGGGGCTTGCTATTGTAACGCTTCTTGTTTTCGCTGGTTGTTCCGGCCCGAAGATAAGGCCGGAACAGATTTACAACGTGGTTGAGCTGCCTGGGCCCAAGGTTGGGCTTGAAGTGCTTTCGGTGCGCGAGATGATATCCGGAAAAGAGGTTGCCCGGGTTATGCGGTTGAAGAAGGATCTTATGGCAGAAAAAATCAAAGAAGGGGCAGGGGGCAAAAAATGAACATTACCACCAGGGTTGAAGCGTTGGTTGAACTTGCAAAGACCGGGCCCGAGCCCGAGTTTGCTAAGGAGTTGGAACTGTATGTCCGGCAACGGTTGGCCGGGCTGCTTAAAGTTGAAATGAAGGAATTGAAGGACGGGACCCTGTTCTTTATTCCCCGCGAGGTGGGCCAAGATGAGGTTGAGGCGTTCATAGACGTTATGAGCAAGTCCGGATTGGCTGAAGGCAAGAAGATCGGACTTGTGCTTATGGACAAGCAAGCGATCAAAGACATGCGGATCTTGAAAATGTAAAAAAAGGGGGTGGTGGATATATGACAATGGAAGAAACGCCGCAGCCGTTGGGATTGCTCGGAAAAATAAAACGGTATGCGGAAAAGTTAAAAGCAAGCGGGGTGATATGCTGCAATGGTTGCGGGGCCCCTTCCGGAATGCCGGGGGTAACGATACGTAAAATGCCGGACGGGAAGTACGGCTGCCAAAACTGTACCAGGGAGACAGGCCGTGGTAAATAAAAGAAAAAACAGCGCGTGTAAGAAAGGGCACTATGTTTCCAATTCCATGGTCGTTGTTTCCAGGCCGCTTGTTTGCTATGGCTGGTTCGGCCATCCGCAATGCGAACATTTGGAAAAATGTCTTGACCACTGGAACAGGAAGATCGTTATCGATAAAAATGGACGCAGAAAAATATTGTTTAAAATAAAGATAAAGGGGTAAAAATGTTGATCCTACACCACAACGACTTAGACGGAAGGTGTGCCGCGGCGATAGCCATGCGCAGCGGTTACGCAAAAGAGCGGCTTGAAAAAGATGAGAAAATACGCGTCCTTGAAATGGATTACAAGGACCCGGTTCAGTTCGACATAATCAAAGAACGGGAGTGGGTTTTCATTCTCGACTTCTCGTTAAGACCTGCCGATTTTGAAAAATTGAAAAATATCACGCCTAATATTGTTTGGATCGACCACCACGAAACGGCCATGCTTTACCCTTACAACGTTCCCGAGCTTCGCGGAATGCGAGACGCTGCCTATTCCGGGTGTGAACTTTCATGGCTATTTTTCTGCCCTAAAGACAAAACTCCGCATGCGGTAAAACATATTGGCGACCGCGATACCTGGGCCTGGAAGTATGGCGAAACGACAGCTAAGGTTTGCGAGGGTATAAAAATATTTCCACACTCGCCCGACCAGCCAATTTGGGATGATCTTCTTGGCCGAGCGAAGGGTTTTAACGCGGTTGCCGAGGCGGGGCAGATCGCGCTAAAATATAAAGCGCAGTTCTGCCGTGACTATCTGAAACTTTGCAGTTACGAAACTAATTTTGAGGGATATCCGTGTTTGGCAATAAACCTTTTTTCGCTCGGATCAGAAACGTTTCTCGAAAAATTTAACGAATATCCGATCTGTATTTGCTACGTCCATAACGGCCGCAAATTTCAAGTTTCGCTTTATTCTAAGCTGGTAGATTTGCGGGATATAGCGACGAAATATGGGGGTGGCGGCCATAAATTTGCTGCTGGATTCGTCTGTGAAACACTACCTTTTAAGAGGATCGATGAGCAAAAGGCCTAAAGGAGATAAAAATGCCAAATAAAATTTCTCAATGCCACAGTTGCAAAAAAGACATAATTTGGCTCAAAACGTTCAAGGGAAAAAACATTCCCGTAGACGCGGAAACTGTAAAGGATCCGGAAGCCAAGCTTTTCGACCGTGCCACAATGGTTTGCCACTTCGAGACATGTGTGGACGCTGAAAAATTCAGAAAGCCGAAAGAAGAAAAAACAGCTCCGGCAAAAACCGAAACACCGCCGCCGGCAGCAGAACCCGAAGAGGAGATCCCGCTTTGATCGAACAAAAAAAGATAGAACAACCGGCGATAAAAGAACTTCAAAAAGGGCTTTGGTTTTGGCATAACCCCAAAAACAAAATAGCTGTTTTGAAAATCCACTATTCCGCGGACCCGGACAAGGACACGCTCGCCTGGAAAGACCAAACAAAAATCGGAATGTCCGACGCTGATTGGGAACGGGAATACGAGATAAATTTTGAACAGCAGCGCGGGTCCCGTGTTATTCCCGGGTACGCAGAAACCATTCACCGGAAAGAACTTTCATACAACCCATATCTAACAGTTTGGCGAGGCTGGGACTTTGGATTTCGCAGACCCGCGTGTATTCTTACGCAGATGAATGAACAGGACCAATGGCTTTGGCTTCAAGAATTTATGGGCCAGGACGTTCTTTTTGAAGAGTTTGTTGATTTCGTTATTGCCAACACCCCCCAGCATGTGAAAATCGACGGAGAGAAAGTGCCGCTAAGGTTCCGTGATTTTTGCGATCCCGCAGGTGTTCAGCGCAGCGATAAAGACAAAAGGTCGTCAATTGAAATTCTTCAGGCGTTCAATATTCATCCCATTTACAAAAAATCTAATCCGGGAGAGCGCGCGCGAATTATGAGATCGCAGTTTGCGGTACGTCAAAACGGGCAGCCGGGCGCGTATGTGGACTTGCAGTGCAAAATAGCGCATGACGGACTTATGGGCGGCTGGCATTTGCCCGAAACGTTTATGGCCGGGCACGAAGACGATCCCGATAAAGACGGGTTTTATGAACATTTGTTTGACGCGGCCGGATATATAGCTTACAACACGATAAAGTACAAAGCCGCGGATCCGGAGAAACGGAAACCCAAAAGAGTAAACTACATTCAAAAACGTTACAATTCTTTTACCGGAGCTTGACAAGAAACTCTATATATGCTTAAAGGGAGATAGAAGTGCAGACAGGAACTTTAACCGAGTTGTTCGATGTAATGCAAAAAAAGAAGCTGTTCTGTGAGGTGAAAGCGAAATCTGAGGCCGGGAATTTTACGTTCGCGGAAGTTACGTTAAAATTCAAGGAAGAGGACGACTTGAAAAAATTTATAAATATAGTCAGTAAATAATTTAGGGTAGAATATTTAGTTCGCCCGATTGGTTGTTTGTGGAATTTAGCCCCCACGAACGACCAGTCGGGCTTTTTCTTTTTTTAACGGAGAAAAAAATGGCAGAACAAACATCGGGAACAGATGTCGCAAGTTATACAATGACAGGAACGTCGCCTAAGGCAGACACCGTTCCGGCAGTCACTGATAAAAGCAAAATAGAAAAAGCCATAAACCCTACCGGGGAAAAAGAACTGCTCGCGCTTATAATCAGGCGGTTTGACGAAGCGGTTGGCTTTTCGATTAATATACACTCGAAGTTTGACGAAATATATAAACTTTATCGCGGATATATCGAGGATAAAGATAAGGTTTGGAAATCGAACCTTTTTGTTCCCACTGCGTTCACCGTAATCGAAACGCTGCTCCCTCAGATACTTGCCGTTTTATTTGGCCCGAAGTTCGTTGTTAAGATTGTCCCGCGCGAGAAAATGGATATAGTGATGTCCGGAATACTTCAGCAACTGATACGTTATCAGTTTGAGCGGATGAAGGTGTTCCGTAAATTTTATATTTGGATCAAAAGCTGTCTCATGTACGGTGTCGGCGTTATGAAAGTTTACTGGAGATATGAATCCAAGAAAAGAAAAATAAATCAGCCGGTATATCTCCACTTGCCGTTAGTTGGCAAAGTCAAAATAGGATCCAAAGATGTCGAAAAGGTTGTTACCTCTTACGACGACCCCGACTGTGAACCGATAGATATTTACGACTTCTACGTTCCCGTGAACTGTACGAATTTACGCGACGCGAAATGGTGTATTCAAAAGGTTTTCAGAAGTATCGATTATCTTATCGCTCAGGAAAAGAACGGATTCTATAAAAATATTTCAAGCGTTAGCCCTGGCCTTCCCGAAAACTCGGGGCCGGAAAAAGACGTAAGAATGATAGTAAACACCACCTCTTCTGATGTTTCGATGGATAAAGACAACCTTGTAGAATTGTTGGAATATTGGACGGACGACCAAGTTGTTGTTGTGGCGAACAGAACAACTATAATTCGTAATGAGCCAAACCCTTTTTGGCACGGACGCAAACCCTACCTATTAATTAAAGATATTGAAATGCCGCACGAATTTTACGCGCTCGGAGAAATTGAGCCGATAAAAAGCCTTATATATGAACGTAACGAAATAAGGAACCAGCGGCTCGACAATGTAAAGAATATCGTAAACCGAAAGCTGGTAGTTGACCGGAACTCCGATATTGACCTCGACCATATCGATGAAGATAATAAGCCGGGCGGCATAATCTTAACCGACAACGTTAATTCAATAAAATATCTTGAAGAAATAGATATCGTCGCCAGTGCCTACAATGAAGATCAAATGGTGGTGCGCGACATTCAGGAAGCCACCGGAATGGCAGAAACGACCATTGGCGTAATGCCGCGGCGCGGAGAGACGGCGACAGCAGTGAACGCGCTACGCAGCGCAGCCGCTTCAAGGTTTACGCTTAAAACGCAGCTCGTTATATCTGAGGGAGTTGTTGATTTTATTGACATGCTTATTCAGCTTGATATACAGTTTTTAAATAAAAAACGGCTTGTAAGAATTATTGGCAAAGACGGCGAGAAATATGAAGAGATCTCCGCGAGCGACATTACCGGAAACTACGATTATGAGATACAGGCCGGGCTGTTTGAGATCAACAAGGACGCGGAACGGCAGCAGTGGTTAATGCTGGCCGCGAGCCCATTGTTCCAAAAACCCAATGTTAATTTTGAAGAAATGCAAAAAGATACGCTAAAGCGGTTCGATGTAACAGACCCGGAACGGTTCGTTACCCCGATGAATGATAGCATGAGAATGGCAATGGCTGGAGCCGGCCCCGGAGATATGGAAAAACAACCGGCCGGAGTAGGATCGATAGCCGGAGTTGCTGGAACCCCGCCGGCAAGACCGTGAGGTAAAAATGAGCGATGAACGCCAAGATACAGAGCGCAGAAAAGCCGAAATATTGAAAGCAACCGTTGAATCTGCCGGCTGGAAAGAAATTGTTTATCCTTGGCTTGCGAGAGAAAGGAAAAAAGCATTATCAAGAGTAAAAATGGCCGATTCGTTAAGAACCGAAGATGTTTTAAAAGAATATCTTACCCATATAGGGCAAGTGAACTTGATAGAAAGTTTTCTCAAAATGTTAGACGTAACGCAGGGTGTTAAGAGAAAGGATGTCGAGGATAAGGAAGATTAAAAACAACCAGGGATAAAACCCTGACTTGAATAAGGGGCCGCGGCAGTCGCCTTGGTGCGACCAAGCCGTTGTAGAAGGGCTCTATAAAAAGGAGAAACCCAAATGGTAGAGAAAGCAGCAGTAAAAGAACCAGCAGCAGAACCGAAAGGTGGAAGTCCGAAGCCTGGAGATGAATCTCCAAAGCCGGGGGAAGCTGAAGGCAAGAAGGGTCCGAACGGTTCACATTTTGGCGATTTTGAGCAAGGCGGCGTTGTTATTGAAGAGAAGAAAGAAGGCGCGCCGGACCCGAAACTCAGCGACAAAAAGGAAAAGCCCGAAGAACCCAAAAAGCCAACAGTGGATCCAAAGGTTAAGGACGGGAAAGATGGTAAGATTTCCGAATCCGAGAAAAAGCCCGAGCCGTTAATTTTGGGCCGGTTTAAAACCAAAGAGGATTTGAAAAAGTCCATTGGCGAACTGTCGAGGGAGCTTGGAAACGTCATTCGTGAAGTAGGACAGCTTGAAAGGCAGCTCGGCGAAACCAGTGTGTTTGAAGATCCTATTGTCGCGGTAATAGAGGACAGCAACCTCGAATCCACGTACCAGGATCTCGAACGCAAATTTACCAAAGCCGGACAAAGACGCGCGGAACTTCGTAAAAAATCCGATGACTCTAAAAAGCCAGCTTCGGAAGAAAAAGAGCTTACGACTGATGAAGAGTACGATCTTATGATTAAGGATCCTAAGGCGTATGTTAAACACATGGTAAGCAAAGAGCTCGAAGCGCGCGAAGAAGCAAAACGGCAAGCCGATACAAAAACAAAAGAGGCCGAAAAAAGGAATCTCGAAGAAGCGGCCGCGGCAGTCGCGGCGTTCAAAGAAGAACACCCTGATTTCGCCGAGCATGAAGAGGAAATGAACAAAGTCCTTGAAGTGGAAATACCCAAAAATGTTCGGATCCCTTCAGCGCAGCTATTGAAAATGGCCTACGACATAGTTCTTGGCCGCAAAACGCCTGAAATAATCAAAAAGGCTACGGACGCTGCCAATAAAGACGATAAGGATAAAACAAAACTTACCGAAACTGACGCTGGGGCTGGTGCAGAAAAGGGCGGGAAAGAGGTTAAGGTTGACGACAAAATAAAAGAAGATATTGTCAACTCTCATACTCCGCATAAGCAGTTTGGAGTATAGGCAAGGCGTATCTTCTGAATAAAGGAGAATTCAGATGGCACTTACACTAATTTCAGGAACACGCGATACTTCCAATATCAATTCCAGCAGACTTGTAATTGATATGTCGAACGAGATAGCACAGTTGCAGCCCAACGCCACTCCGTTCACAGTGTTGCTCAAAAAGCTTGCAAAGAAGAAAACAATCGCCGCGAAGTTCGAGTGGTTGGAAGATGAACTTCTTCCCCGCTGGGACCTTTCAACGACCGGCTGCGCCGCGTCGGAAGTACATGTTCCGGTTGATAACCATGCCTATTTCACCATCGGTGATATAGTTAAGGTCCCGTCAACTGGCGAGTGCATGCTCGTTTCGGCAATCGAAGATGAAGCAGACACGATCACGGTTACCCGTGGTTTCGGAGAAACAGCGACTGCAATCATAGCCGCCGGCTCAGATCTCGTTATCCTGGGCAACGCAAACGAGGAAGGCGCAACTGCTCCTACCGCGAAAACCACAAAAGAGGAAGCGAAGTACAACTATACTCAGATATTCAGAACGCCTTTCGGCGCGACCGAAACTGAGAAGAACTCAGAGTTGTACGGCGGGAACGACATTGCGTACCAGCGGAAGAAAAAAGGTATCGAACACATGCTCGACATCGAAAGAGCTTTGCTGTTCGGCGAATTGAAGCAGCTCACTACGGGAACCCATCCCCGCAGAACAACTCGCGGCCTTTTGAAGTTCATATCCACGAACGCCACAACCGGCGTTGGCGCGCTTACGCTTGCGGATTTCGAGGACTGGCTTAAAACCGGGTTTGCCTACGGATCAGACACGAAAGTATTGTTCGCTTCAGGAACATTGCTTTCCGCGATCTCTCAGCTTGCCGGCCTAAGGCTTCAAACTGTACCGTCTGATACCACCTATGGTATCAGCGTTAAGGAATACATTTCGCCTTTCGGAAAAGTAAACATTGTTTTCCACCGTCTGCTGGAAGAATACTACGACGGAACCGGCGTTCTTGTCGACCTGGCAAACGTCAAGTATCGTTTTCTCGAAGGGAGAGATACGAAACTAAAGACGAATATCCAGGCCAATGATGAGGATTCGGAAAAAGACGAATACCTTACCGAGTGCGGTCTCGAAGTAGGTCTCGAGAAAACCCATGCTCTTATCTCAGGAGTAACAGGGATAGTATAGTCTAAAAAATAACCGGGAGCAGAGTGTTTTATTGAGCATTCTGTTCCCGGAACAAAGGGGACAAAAAAATGAGTGAAAAAACAATATTCATTTCAAAGTTTGCCAAACATAGACTTTATGTAAATGGCAAGAAGTACGAGTTCAACAGAGGACTTCTTTCCGTTTCTGATCCTGACGCTGTAAAAGAAATACGCGGTTGTGCGGAATTCAACAAGAATATTACCGAAATAAGCTCCCAAAAAGCAAAGGAACACCTGGAAGAAATAAAGCCGGTAATAGTCAATGATGAACCGCGCAGGACTGAAAAGAAAGACGAAAAGAAATACAAATCGTCTAAAAAATAGGTGAAAAAACATGGACGCGTCTGATATAATTGATGGGGCTCTCGCAATAGAACAAGAAACCATAGACGATTTTTATACAACCGCCGAGTTGTATAAATGGGTAAATATGGGACAGCTCGAATTCAACGATCTGTCCGGCGTTTTTACCAAAGAGTTTACCCTCACGTCTGTTGCTAATCAAGCGGTTTACGATTTTCCTACCGGTCTAATACGGCCACTTGCTGTATGGTACGTTTCCGAAAGGATAAAAGCCGCGGACATAGCATTCCTTGATTCCGAATATCCCGGCTGGAGATCCGCTGACGCAAGCACTCCCGAACGTTATTATGAGCCATATAGTGAACACGTGGGGTTGTACCCCATGCCGGACACTTCGGGCGACGTGGTAACGATCCTTGGAGTTGCTGTCCCAGCGACCGTTCTGTCGGGGACCGAGACGCTCGAAATTAAGCAAACATATCACGACGCGCTCATTGAATACCTGCTTTACAAGATGTTGCAAAAAGACGGACGTAAAGAAGAGGCCGAACGCCATTACCAGGTGTTTTTGGCTAAGGCAAGAATGGCAAGAAGTGAAGCTAAACAAAAAAACCGGCCTGACCGAAGGTTTAACAGCTTTCGCAAACAATAGGCTCGGATAAGGAGATTCTAAAATGAAGAAAGTATTTTTTGCAACGCAGCTCGCGATAGTTGCGAGTTTTATGTTTTTCATGGCCGCGGGTTCGGTTTATGCTGTCGACGGGAACCTGAACAAGAAAATCGGGATAGATAAAGCCAATATCTCGATAAACGTAAACGGACAGACCGACGACGCAAAAACTCGGGCTCACTCCGTTACGAACTCAACGACAACGATGGCTTCGCTATCAGCAGATACGACCAGGTTCGATTTGTGGGTGATGAACTATTCCACAAACACGACCTACGCAAGCGCGACCGACACTTCGTCCACCACGATCGTGGCGAACGGGATAATTATTCCCGGGTATTCGGCGAGCAACGATGATTGGAAAATAAATATTCCATGCTATACCGGAGCTATTTATTTTTACAATACGGATCAGAAAACCAATGACGTTAGGACGCTTGAATTAAGAAGATAGTCCGCTAAGGGGCGAGACATTTTGCGCTTTTGAAAGAGCAGGCTGTCTTGCCCCGGACGGTCTGCTCGTATTTAGGAGATAACTATGAAAAAAATAGTATTCATGGCGGCGTTATTACTAATTCCTTCAGGATTAGTGTTTGCAGCCAACGAAAACGCCAAGCTGGACAAGAACGGAAGGAATTCCGACATGCAGGTAGGCGTTACGTCCGGGGAAACCCGTAAAATAAAGTGTTCCGAGGACGGGTATCAGCTTTCCAAGAACGCTTCTTACGAAACGAAGGTTTCAACGTGTTATGCCGGGAAAACATCAGAAGCGTCTTTGTCTGTATATATTTCATCTTCAACCATGATGGTTACCGGATATGAAATGTTTATAGTGGGATCG